CGTCGCGATGTTCGAGCCGAAAGTAGTGGCTCATCCCCACATAGTGCACGACGCTTCCACGATAGCCGAGCTGGCGGATGTTGCGCAGCAGCCGGGCAGGGGTGACGACGCCGTTGTCATCGAAGCCGGTCGCCACCGCCAGTCCGTGCGGTGGGATCATCACGTCGCCGATCTCGATCAGCGCGCCTTGGCCTTCGCAAAGGATGTCGGTGATCTCGGCCCAGCCCTCGACCGCGCTGTCCAGCGGCTCGTCGAGCCCGGGCTCGTAATCGGGCGCCACGAGCGAAATGAACATGCGGTCGATGTCACCCGGCCAGACCGGGTCGGCATCGTCAGGGAGATGGAAGCCGCCATCGAGGCTGGAAAACGGCAGGGTGATCTGCGCGTCCTCGATAGTGCCGACGGCATAGTTCCAGATGCGGACATACCAGGTTCGCGCGTTCCCATCGGCGTCGCGGCCCTCGATGGTCAGCGTCGGGCCGTGAGTGCCGTCGAGAGGGATGATGCCACCCGAACGCCAGCGGAACGAGAGCGTCGTTCGCGAATAGTCTCTCGCCGTCTCGTAAGCGAGCAGCGGGTGATCGTAGCGGTCGGTGCTGTCCCAGATCAGCCCCGCGAGATCGGCCTTGCGCAGGAACGTCGCATCGACGCGCAGGGCGTCGACGTCGGTCGCAACAACGCTTGCGACCATCGGGCGCGGGAAGTTCACCGTCCAGAACCGCGGGTCGAACCGTCGGATATGGTCGAACTCCTGACCCTCGCGCTTTTCGGCAAGCCAGAATGCCATCTTGAAAGGTCCTTCAGTTGGTGCCCATCGCGCGGCGCACCGCGCTCGCGACTTGCCGGGATGAACGTTCGAGCGAGCGCGGCACGCTCGCCCCGCGCGGCGCGACGACGTTGATTGCCACTTTTACATCGCGGCTCGGGCCGGGCTGCGAAGGTTCGACCCGGCCCGAGCTGGTCGGAACGAAGACCTCGGGGCCGCGCTCACCCACGAGGTAGCCGCGGCCGGGGGAGACGTTGCCGCCGGTAGCGCGCCCCGGAAGGCCGAGCAGAGATCCCGCCGCCCCTGCTAGCGCTGGCGCAAGACCCGCAAGAAGGCCTCCACTACCGGCAACGCTCCCGGCACCAAGCGTTCCGACCAGCGAGCGGGCCGAGTGCGCAGCGATCTCGTCCAGCGCGCCCAGCGCAATCCGCTTGAGGTCGTCGAAGCCTAGGCTTCCCCGGCGCAGCGCGCTCGCGATGCCACGCTCGAGAACGTCTCCAGCTTGGGCGAAGCCCTTCACGAGGTTGGTATCGATGCTTGCGCGCATCTGCTCGACATCGCGCGCAAACCCGTCGGTGCCGGCACGGACTTCGACGAGCAGGCTGTCGATCTCGTCGTTCATCGATGATTCTCCTTGTGCAGCAACGCTTCGAGTTCAGCCCGGTCGAACAGAGGCGCGGGCGACGCACCAATGCCGAGCGAAGCCGCCAGTTCGGCAGGGGTGGCATTCCAGAATTCAGCCGGACGCCAGCCGAGGGCGCGCGCGGCAAGGCCGCTCAGCTCGGCGGCGACCGGACCGAGATGCGTATTGCTCATCCCCGGCCGCGCAGGATCTGGCCGAGCAGTATTCGCAGCGGCTGCGCGCAGGCGGCGAGACCTTGGCGCATTATCGCTTCGCCGAGATGTTCCCGAGAGACCGCGTGGCCTTCATCCAGGCAATGCCAGAACAATGCGGTCATCTCGGCAAGCCGAAGTTCGCCTGCCGCGGCGCGTTCGACGAGCGCGAAAAGCGGACCGAGTTCCGCTTCTGCCGCGACCAGTGCCGAAAATGTAGGGCGCAGGCGATGTGCCTCGCCGTCCAGCACGATCTTCGCCTCGCCCCGATGCGGGTTGGCGACGGTGCGCCCGCTCATACCGCGGCGACCGGGCCTGAGCTTTCGAGCTGCAGGGTATAGTTGCGCTCGCCATTGTAGTCGCCTGCGTAGTCGAGCCGCTGGACGAGGAACTGGCCGCGCAGCCGCTCGCCGTCCTCGAAGCTCAATTCGTAGTCGTCGATCTTGCCGGTCATCGCGTTGGTGCGGACTTGCGCTTCGGCAATGCTGCCAAGGAAATTGCCGGCGGCGCTCACCGAGACCGAGCGCGCGCCGGCGCCCGAAAGCAGCTCGCGCCAGCCGCCGCTGGCCTTGTTGGTGATGACGACGGCATCGCCGGAGATGGACATCTGCGTGGTGCGCAGGCCCGCGACGGTCTGGTAGGCTGCGGGGTCGGCGCCGTCGGAGATCTTGAGCAGGAAGGCGCTGCCTTTCTGGGCGGACATGGGCGTTGCTCCTTATTTACAGGCGGGGTCAGGCCGCCAGAAGGTGGAAGGCGTATTCGACGAGGATCGCGCGAGCGCTTTCGGCACGCTGCACCGTGCGAGAACGCAGGAAGCGAGTGAGGACGACTTCGAAACCGCTCTGGTTTCGCGGCAGCGATGCAACTCGCGCCACGACTTCGGCCAGCAGGTCATTGGCGGCATCCGGCGTGTCGCCATGGCAATGCAGCTCGAGCGCGATGCGGACCTCGCGGCCTGCGGAAGTCTTGCAGCCCCAATCGACCGAAGCGCTGGCGGCAATCGCCAGCCACGGCAGACTGGTGCGTGAGGGGGCCTCCTCGACGATGGCGTTGAGGTTTTCGGCAAGCACCGGATCGGAGGCAAGCCAGGCGACGAGCGCGGCGCGCAGCGGCACTTCCATGAGCTATCCTTTCACGAACAGCGGCCAGACGAATTGCGCCTTGCGCCAGGGGAGGGCATCGTCGCGCCGGTCTTCCCACGCCCATCCGGCGCGGGCTTCAGCAAGTGTGCGAGCGCGCGCTCGCAGCCGCGTGGCGAGAGCGGCGATGGCCTTGGCCGCATCAGCCTCGATCATGCGAGCCGTACCCTTCGCCAGGGTCGCCAGAGCGCTGCGACCGATGCAGGCGGAAGCGCCCCGGCACCGGCCGTCTCGCGCTCGCGATGCTGATGTGCTGCGAGCCGCAGGACGCCGTGGCGAAGGGCTTCGGAAAGATCCGCCCAGCTTGCGGCGAGGCCGGCCGTGAACCGGACCGCGATCCTCTTCGCCGAACCCGGCCGCAGGACGCGAACGCGACCCGCACCGTCAGCATCCAGCTCGATCTCGTGGTTCGCCGCAGGCACTGTGGCTCTTGCCCCGTCCGCGTCGAACGCTTCGAGCGCCGTAATGGCCTGCACGGGACGGGTCGTGAGGAACTGCCAGCCGCTTCGGATCGCGAGAATCTCCTCGCACTCGGTCTCGATCGGCATCAGTCCGGTGTAGGCCTCGCAGGTCTCGAGCGCGGCAGACAGCAGGCCGGACAGCACGATGTCATCGCGCGTGGTGGTGATGCCGAGCCATTGCTTGAGCTCGGCGAGCGCCGAGGACGGGAGGACCGTCGGCGTGATAACGACACGTCTCATGGGCATCTCCGACAATTGGAAAAACTAGCCAGAAGGCGCCCGTCCGGCCCCCGGGGACATGGGCCGGACGGGCATCGCGGCCCGGATCAGGCCGCGATCTTCAGCAGCTTGATCGCATCGGAATCGAGCACCTGCCCGCCGATCCGCTTGGTCGCGTAGAAGTGCACGAAGGGCTTGTTGGTAAAGGGGTCGCGCAGGATCGCGGTCGCGCTGCGCTCGGCGATGAGATAGCCTGCGCGGAAGTTGCCGAACGCGATCGGGAAAGTGTCCTCGCCGATATCGGGCATGTCCTCGGCCTCGACCACCGGATAGCCGAGCAGGCGGTCGGGCAGGCCCTCCATCACAGCCGGCTGCCACAGGAACGCGCCGTCGGCTGTCTTGAGCTTGCGGACTTCGGCGAGCGTCGCCGAATTCATCACCCAGGTCGCGCCCTGGCGGTGGCCGGAACGCAGCGAGTGGACCAGGTCGATCAGCTTCAGTTCGGGTGCCTCGTCGAACCCGGCGGCATCGCCCGAGACGAGATGCTGCAGCGTCCCGAACGTGCGGGCGGCATCATTGGCAGTGCTCGTCGGCGCGGAGAGGAAGCCGCTCGGCTGGTTGGTGCCGCTGCCGCCGACGAAGGCCGCGCCTTCGGCCCGCGCGAATTCCATCGCGATCTCGTCGGCAAGCCAGGTCTCGATGTCGAACGCGACATCGTCGAGCATGGCCTGGCTGGCGGCTGGATTGGCATAGAGTTCGCCTGAAGGGGGTGCGATCTCGGCGAACTTGGGTGCAGTCGTCTCGGGGCGTCCGGCCGTTTCGCTCACCCAGCCCGAGGCGGTGCCGCTGGTGGTGATCAGCTTGCGGTAGCCTGCGGACCCCGTCTGCACGACCTGCGCGATCGAGCGGATCGGGCTGAGGTCCTTGAGCCGCGCCGAGATGAGCGTGTCGATCTCGCGCGGG